GGAGGTTTTGTACATTACAAGAAAGTAATGCGTCTAAATTAGGAATTTGATGCTATAGCGTTCCTAATGCGTTAATTTTTCTTGATTTCACGTAATTTTGTAAAATCAACATCATACAACGATTGAAGAAAAGTTGACAACCAATCACAAATTGCACCACGCAAACCGTGAAAATCATCATTTGCTTCATGATCCATAATAAATGAAATTACAGGATCTTGTGCTACTACTTTACATACACTATTTAAATCTAAATCTTCAAATGACACATTGTTTTTCAATGCCCAACAGATAAAGTTTTCTGCTAAACTCATTTCTTTTGAAGTTTTAATATGTTCCTTTTTCTCTTCACAACAAGTATCTTTAGTCTTCCGACAAATAAAACCTGTCTCTGGATTATGCTCAATCTCCAAATCGAAATAAGGAGTGTGATACGTTGCTTTCAGTTGAAAATTTGTATCGTCAAAGGTTTCAGTCAGAATCTCTTTTAATTGTTCAACTAACGTTTCAACGTTTTCAATTTCATGTACATTTGGGTTTAACTTTTCTTCCATCGTTTAATTGGTTTAAATTAATAATGTGCAAAGATACAAAAAATACCGATACGTTGTTACACATATCGGTATTTTTATGAATTTTTAACACAAATTAATTAAAACCACACAAAATGAATAAAATCGTTATCTGGGTCGGTATTATCTAAAAGATATTGAAATATATCTACTATTTCTTTTACTGTGTATGAACTATCACTATCGTTAGATTTAAGAATAACTTCTTCTGGATCTAATTCTTGTAATCTTTGTTTAATATGAACAAATGACTTTTTATCTATTTCAATAGCATTTGAAAATGCAATCTCTTCATCATCAACAAAGTCTATCCAATCTGTATCCTTATGACAATACTTATCAAATAATTCAATCAACAGTTCATTAAATTCTTCTTGTAAACCATTAAAGTAGGCACAATTACCATATTCGATTTGGTACTTACTGGCAACATTCAATTTTACACTCATATGTTTTAAATTTTATAGAAATTTCTAATTGTTTCATCTACTAATTTCATAGAGTTTGGAATCTCATAATCTTTAAACATGCCTAGTGGTGTTTTTGCAGAACTATGATTTGCTTTTGTCTGAAAATAATATTTATTTTCACCATTATCTCCATATTCTACTCTAGTAACCAACACAATAGGATAAAAACTTTCTGGTTGAGTTTTTGTTAACTTTTTACCAATTACACTAAATACTTTTTTTTCAGTTCCATCTTGTTGTGTCTGCAACATAGTATGACCCATAATATAAACAATTTGATCAGCTCGAAGTTCGGTATTACATAGAATGTTAAGTTCAATGATGTCTTGAGCAAGATCTTTCCACTGGTCGTAAGTCATTCTACGTCTATCGTTTAACTCTTTATTCGCTAAATAAATATTAATTGTATCAATTGCAACACTTTTAATATCAGGATTTTTTGCACAATATGTTAAACATTGTTTTATTTGTTCAATATTAATTGGTTCAGCGTAATTTTTATTTTCTTTACACCACATACCTCCAGGAAACGGTAAAGTTTTTCTATCCAAATTCATAATAAAATGTGTTTTTGGATCCATTCCTGAATAATTATCTAAATCGAAATTACCATCTTTATTAATAATTGTACTCTGGGTTTTGCCATCTCCAGAATCTCCAATGATTGCTACAATAGTTGCCATTTATTTTATTTGTTTTAAATTATTTAATTGATTTATTTTATCATTGATATACCAAATTGCTTTTTGTAAATCCTCAATTTGCTTATCAATATCTTCCATACCTTCTTCACTTTTCAAACCATTTCTCCATAAGTACTTAATCGCATTACCTATACAAAAATCGTAATGTCTTGTAACATCGATACATTCTATTCCTGAAGGATGTTTCGTATAGTGTGAAGGGTGATTTACTCTATCATATTCCATATTTATTGTTTTTGTATAAATGCTGTACAATGTTTAGATTGTTCTTCTGATATTATAAAATAACTACAACTGTCAAGTTCGTCTTGTATATCTTCATTATGTTCATCTTCTAAATATAATTGGTATCTAAAACAATCATCTTTACGTTGACATTTTGATTGTTTACAATGCGCATGATCATGTCTTGTAAACGTTAAACTGTTCATATGTTTTTACTAATTTATAAAATTAATAATCGGCTGATTGAGTACATTTGGAATTTCAGAAATACGTCCAAGTCTGTTGTTATATTTATCAAATACCCAGTCACCCCGAGACTCTACTGCGTCTTTATAACCAATTGCCATAATTTTTTCAATTGTTAAATCAACCGTATCATATATCGTTTTACCATAAGCACGATATACATTCGGTTGATTTGGGAATGTGCGTTTTGTAATTTTACTAAACTTACCTAAAATTTTAGGCATTGTACTGTTGGTAATCACCTCAAATGATTTACCGTTAATTTCTATATAATATTTATGCATTAAATTTTAAAATGTTGGTTGTAAAACTCAACTTGAGTAAAATTCCCCAACTTTATTTTAATCTCAAAATTTTATTTCATCTTCTGGTTCTTCGACCTCTTCGTATTCACACAAGTCAATCATAGGTTGTTTATTTTTGGTCATACGAATATAATCCGTACCACCATCTATAAAATAATATTCACCATTGGCATCTTCATGAGATACAAAGTCGTGTCTATGTTTGGATTCTAATATTGTTCCGTCTGGTGTTTGCCACCTATTACGAATAAGTTTTTTAACTTTTGCCATAATGTTTTTCTTTTTTGTTTTAGCAAATTTAATTGAGCGATTGTATTATAATATTTTTCAATTGCAGGATCGTTCGGTAGTGGTAATTCGGCAAAAAAATTGGATTTACCATCAAAATACAATGGACAAATGCTGTTTTGTTCACCCTCTCGATTGATTACAATTTCCATAAATCTAATATGATTGCGAAATTTGGAAATATCATAACCTAGGTAATTTGGTAATTCAAATCTGTAAGGACTTGATAATCCAAGCATTAAATCGCAATCTCTAGATACAGTCTTTGAATCTCCCAAGCCTTGAGTGGTAGGACGAATACGTTTCATTTTAACGTTTTCATTAGACTCCATATCTGCTGCTTGTTGAATAACTTCCACTGGGGATATGTTATAACGATTTCTCAATTGTACAAAATATGAAGACATTAAATCCATACTTCCTTTTAATGACAAACCACTTTCTTGAGTAACCAATCCTAAGTGATCTACAATAGGTATGAAATATAAATCTGGGTCATCTGGAATATAAGAATCAAACGCATCTACTGTTTCTGTCAAACCAGTTTCTTTATTTACAATATCTAATTTTTTGCGTTTAACTGTACCATGTTCTACACAATAACTTTCTATTGCTTTTTTAATACCAGTTGGATTGCGTTCTGGTCTAAACTCAACAACCTCATTATAAAATTCCATTATTGATTTATAGGGTTCCTCTTTTAAAATTGTAAGAATGTTTTCATCTAATGGACGATTTGCTCTAGTAGATTTTAAATCTTTTGTTCCAATTCTATACTTTCCTTTTGAAAAATAATACAATAGGTAAGAAATAAAACGTAACGTTATATTTTCTTCTGTTTCCTATAAGTTAAAATACATTATTTTAAGCCTCACCTTATCTTTATTTGCAAAAGCATAAAATAATGTGTTGTAAACATAAATAAAGTTTGTTAATTGTGTCTTTCCCACTTTAGTCGATGCCGACACAATTGTAAGTTTACCTTGTTCAATTCCAACAAAATCAACACTAAAACGAGGAAATGGGGAAGGAATACAATTAACCTTCCCCATAAGAATATTATTACGTCTTCTTTCTAGATTTGTTAGAATATCCGTATAATTCATTACTTTTTAGTTTCTGTCATTTCACCAAAACCTTTAGTACCACGTTCTGTTTTATCGAGTTCTTCTACTTTCAGAAAGTTTACTTTAGGAAATGGTAATACAATCATTTGTACAATTTTATCGCCAATTTCGTAACCACGAATTTTAGATCGAAGCGGTTGTGGAATGTTTAACTTCTTTAAAAGTCGATTAAACCATATTCTTAATTTAAGTAAAAACCTATTTCCATATTCAATATCATCTTTAAAATAAGCTTTTATTTCACCAGAATAATCCTCATCGAGAACTCCAACACAGTTTCGAAGGTTCAATGTTGTTTTATAGATTCCACTCTTTGGGAACAATAATCCCACATAA